ATGTGCTGGATTGCAGTGGATGAGACTGGAACAATGTGGGTTTATCGTGAATGGCCTAGCGTGGATGTTGGTGACTGGGCTGAATGGCGCGGTGGTAAGTGGATGCCTGGAGAGGGAGCTAAAGGGCAAGGATTTGGCATTCGCGACTACGTTGAGCTTATCGAAGAAATGGAAGGTGAAGAGGAAATCTTTGAGCGGTTAATTGACCCCCGTCTTGGGGCTGCAAAGTATCAAGTACAAGATGGATCATCCTCGATTATCGAAGATTTGAACGATGCTGGCATGGTTTGCATCCCTGCGCCTGGACTTGATATTGACGATGGATTGCAAGCTTTGATCGGGAAAATGGCATGGGATACAACTAAGCCGTTGGATGCTATCAATCGACCGCATTTTTACATTAGTTCCGACTGCGAGAACATTATCCAAGGATTGTCAGAATACACTGGAGAAGGTGGATTAAAAGAAGCTTGGAAAGATGTCATAGATGTTTTACGCTATGCTGCAATCTCAGGAATAGATCATGTTGACAATTCCGTAAGTTTAGCCACAATTCAAGGAGGTGGAGGTTACTAATATGAATACTAAAAAAGAAGCAAAGAAACGAGGACGACCAGCTAAGGTTGTTGAAGAAATAGTGCAAGACGTGCCAGAGTCGCCATTGAAAGCGTTAATTGTAGGTGTTTGCAATAACCCGACATGGCTGAAAGCGCGGATCGACGGATTCAGCGTTAATGTAAAATGTCCCGCTCAAATATCAAAAGGCTTGCTAGGAAAGCAAGTTAATGTTATTCTCGTCAATTCCGAACCCGAGGATTACTACCAATATACAGCATGAATGACATTCAACAAATTGAAGATGAATCTCTTGTTTATTTAGACAAGAAGCCTGATATTGGCGCATTATCCAATGCTTACGATACATGCCTAGTTGATCTGGATTACTATTTTGAATCGTGCCTACGCTCTTACAACGACCGTAGAAACATCTGGGATGGCAAGTCGGATGACCTACGCAAGAACGGAGCTAATGCTTTTCCGTGGCAAGGCGCATCCGACCAAGAGGTGAACGTAGTTGGCGAGCGCATCGACATGTATGTTGCGTTGTTTGACCAAGCGTTGTCTCGCTCTCACATCAAGGCATTCCCAACGTCTATGGCAGCAATGCCAAAAGCAGCGGTGGTTTCTGGCTTCCTAAAATGGATGCGAGCATCCTACATTCCTGACTTCAAGCGTCAGATGGAACTTGGTGGCAACTATCTCATGGAGAAGGGCATCATGGTTACCTACGTTGGTTGGAACCGTGAGAAACGCACTTACTTACAAAGCGTTAGCCTTGAGCAAATCCAGCAAGCATCGCCTGATCTTGTTGAGTTGATTCTTAGCGAGCAAGATGATGTAATGTTGATTGAGTTGCTTCAAGACTCATTCCCTGATCTTTCCACTAAGCGAGCTAAAAAAGCAATCAAAGACCTACGCAAGATGGGCGTTGCCGAAATTCCGCTATCCCGCCAAACTGTTGACTGTCCCGTAGTCTATGCTTGCGCTCCTGATGGCGAGGTGATGTATCCATCTTATATTTCAGACCCACAACGCGCACCATACATGTTCTGGCGAACATTCCTCACAGCTCAAGAGCTTGAGAAAAAGGTGACAAACGAAGGATGGGATCGCAAATGGGTAGATAACGCTATTGAAAATCTGCGTGGAAAAGACTCCATGTATCTCGATGGCGAGAAAGTAAAGACTCAGACTCGCTTGCCAATCACTGACGACAACGATCTTGTCATGGTGGTCTATGCGTATCAACGTCTGATTGACGAAGAAGATGGCTCAGAAGGTATCTACTGCACCGTGTTCCATCCGCAGACAGATGGCTATGCCAAGCATGAACTTCTCAATGGTTACGATGATTATCCATTTGTAGTAACTTGTCTCGCTAACAACCAAAAGCGGATGTATGAAGTGCAGACATTCTCCGACATTCTCCGTGGTCCACAGATGCAAATCAAGACCGAGCGTGACAGTCGTATCGATCGTGCGTCTTTGGCAACACTTCCACCAATCATGCACCCTGCTGGTCGCCCTCCATCGGATTGGGGTCCTGGACGCAGAGTGCCGTATCGCCGACTAGGTGAAATTGCATTTGGTCCAATCCCTCCGCGAGATGACGGCTCTGTAGAGAGTGAAATGTCAATGCGCGGACAAGCGGACCGTGCTGTTGGGTTAGATCTTACAAATCCTCTTTCTGCTGCTCTCCAGCAATTCTTTATTGGTAAGTTCCTTGACCACGTTAAAGACGTTCTTACGATGGCATGGAAGCTGTATCAGCGTATGGGACCTGATGAAATCTTCTTCCAAGTAACTGGAAATCCCAATCCACAGGTAATGACCAAGGGCAGTCCTGATGAAAACTTCTCAATTATGGTATCGTTTGACTCCTTGTCTAGTGATCCAGAAACAGCGGAGACTCAGTTGAAGAATATGGTATCGCTTACCCAGCTTGATCGTAATGGCATTCTTGACATCAACAAACTACTTGAGTTTGCAGCATCGTCTATCAATCCTATTTTTGCCGACTACGTATTGCAGCCAGTTGAAGAAGCGCAACAGAAGGTTCAGAAGAACGTAACAGATGACCTTGCAAAAATCTTTGCTGGCATTGAAGTTCCCGCTCAACCGAATGGTGCGCAGATTGCCATGCAGATGGTGCAAGCATACGTTCAGCAACCCGATGTTGCGGCTAGAGCGCAGCAAGACGAGGCTTTTGCGGCTCGCTTGCAGAAATATGCCAGTCAATATCAATTCCAGCTACAACAGGCTCAGAACGCCGAGATTGGACGCATTGGAACAGCACCTGCTGAAATGGGTGGAATGACGACTCAAGGAATGGAGCAATAATATTATGAAACAAGGATTATATAGCAACATTAACGCAAAACGCAAACGTATCGCAGCAGGTAGCGGAGAGAAGATGAACAAGGTCGGCAGCAAGAAAGCACCGACTGCAAAAGACTTCCGCGAATCAGCTAAAACTGCAAAGAAGAAGTAATGGACAAGAGATTCAAAAAGATCGTCACCAATCCCGCTACTGGTCGTAAGAAAACCATCAAGTATGGGCAAGCAGGTAAAGCCGCAGACGGAGGTGATCGTATTCGTCCTGGCACTGCCAAAGGCTCAAGCTATTGCGCTAGAAGCTACGGCATTAAAAAACGCTTGCCAGAAGCCCAACAAAATGATCCTAATACACCCAACAACTTAAGTCGAAAAAAATGGCGTTGCAGCGGAAGTAAATCAATAAAATAACTCTATGAAAAAAACAAAATCATGCGGTGGAAGCCGCGACATGGATGGCAAGGGAAAGAAATACCTTGAAGTCGAAATCAAGATGGGTAAGATGCCTAAGCGAGCCGCGAAAAAAGCTCCTAAGCGCAAATAACCTTGAATAGCTTCATCCGTATTCCCTCTTGACAATGGAGCGATTGCGAATTAACGCATGAACTTACATGACGATGTAAACTAGGTGAGTTACAAAACAACTTAAATGACACCATTACCAAAACCAACTATTGTTCAAGCTGTTGAAGCTCTATCTGACCGCGACGAGTTCAAAGCTATCATCCAATTCATCCGAGATGAGCGCGAGCGTTTCTTTGGTGATTTGCGCCAGTGCGTAGAGCCAAACGAGGTTATGAAAATCGTCGGCAGTGTTTCTACGCTAGACGAGCTTTTGATTCTATTGAAAAAAGAAGGTTGACATCCGTCCACGTTCTGCTTTTATTTCCTTGCTGTTTTGTTTTCAGCTCTTGTGTTCATAGACCCGTAGAGATTAAACCCTCTACGGGTTTCTTGTTTCTGTGAGTCACTCGTATAAAAGAACTGTTTTCAGTCCGTAGTATTGCGCGTTCACATAGCTTGGATCAAGCGGATGAGTATCATTATGAGCCTGTAATTTGTCGCGATACTCGCAAGCGGTGATTGACTCCACAACGTAGTCGCTGCCGATCTCTAGCTCCTTTTGCTGCCATTCCTCGCAACGCTCCAACATTACTTGCGCTATGGATTCGTCACTGTATGCCATGGCTGGTTCTTCGTCGGCAAAAAGTATCGTGATTTTTCGGTAGGTTCTCATGGTTTTCCTCCTTTCGTAATTTGATGCTTCAGCAACAGTTTGATGCACAGCTCTCCGAGCCTATCCCCACCGAATCTTTGCTTGACCAGCTTTTCCAGCATCTGCTTTTTGGTCTTATAGCCAAAAACTGAACAGTCAGTTGCTGTTGTAGAGTAGCCCCATGATCCTCCCCATTCTTCTGGATCGCATCGCACGATTTCGATGTCCATTAGCTCAGAGATTTCTTCAAGAGTCATAACTCCCTCCTTTCGTGGCTCTTAGGGCTTGCTCTGCATCTAACACTTCGTTGAGGGTAACAAAACCGTAACGCCGATGGTGGGACATATAATTCCGCAAAGCCTCAGCCAACGCATCGCGCTGCTTTGTCATGTCAGCAAGCTCTCGCTCTAGTTGTCGAGCGTGTGTTTCCATGACTTGAATGTGCTCATAAATGGTGCGCTTGTGTCCTTGGTCTGGCATTAGCGCATCCGTTCTCGGTGTCGGTGTGTCTAATTCTGTGTTCATTGTTCGGTTGGTTGCGAGGTTAGTATTTGGACTCAGAATGAAGTTTCTTTACTTTATTAGTAATTTTTTCCAACCCATTGATGAGCAATAATGCTTGTTTTTCTGTATTA